TTTGCATTGGGGCATATTAAGCTGCCAGCCGATCTGCGAGTTGTTTGTGGTTAATGTTCATTTCCTCGTTGGAAATGTAGAAGTCAGAGCGAGGATCGTAATAGCGGCCTTCTTTGTTGTCATAATACAACACACGACCAGAGAACGAGAACGGGCCCTCAAGACCTTTGCGCGGCCCGTAGTTGTCGCGCATGTTATCCATGACGCTCAAAACTTTATAACCCATTTATTGCTCCGTGTTGCGAGTTGATAAGTGTATTATATACCCAAACTGATTTATTGTCAACCGTATTTAGATGGCGCTCGTTGAACTGTTGGTCAGGTAATCTTCGATTTTAATGTTATGTCTAATCAGGCACTCTTTTTTATCAACCGTTGATATCTCGTCCCATTGTCTCATTTTTGTATTAAAATATTTATGGGGGTCGGGCACATCGTCAATACAATTTGGTCTTGTTATAGCCGCCCATGCCCAAGAAAGATTACATGCATTAATTCCTTCTGATTCGCATATTTGTTGTAATTCAACATGCGGACCGAATTCTGCAAGTAATATATATCGTTGACTTATTATATCATGCACCTCGTTGGTCATCATAAAAAAGTGATCACCTAACCCTATGTGAAATTCGCTACTAAGGTCATATAGCATTTTTCGTTGGTTGTTAAAGTTAGTGGTATATAATGATCTGGGTTCCGGAGGTATTACCTCAAATCTTGCGTATGGTAAAATATCTGGACGAGTGTCGAACACTGCATCATACTTGATGTTGGCTTGTTTTTCTCTTTGTTTTTTATATGGAATAAGCAGATAATTGAAAAGGCCGGGCCCTATCCATCCGTTGTAATTAGTTTCGGTAACCGGCAATGTTAACATTTTAATAAGATTTCGCCCGTTGAAATCTTGCACCACTGATTGTATAACGCCGGGGTTATAAGTGGCCCAGGTTGCAAAGTAATAATCTACATTATCTGCAATTGAATCAAAAAAATCAAATGTTACCTGTTTAGTGAAGTTCCAAGTTCGAAGGTGACCTCTGATAATAACAGCGATGTGTCTCATAGTAATTTATTTTCCAGACAATACTTACCCATATATTCTCCCCAAATCGCATGGCCATGGGCATTGGGATGCCATGAGCCTATTACCGAGAGTGTGTTTCCGCCTGCGGCGGCCACCATGAAGTTATGTGATGTTCCTATTTTTGATTGTGTCGCTTCCATAAATCGTATTGGATCAATACTCTGTAATAAGATTTTATCGCCGGGTGTTATCTCATTAATATAATCAGAGGTATATTTATTGTCATCCCACTGATGCGGATAATATCCGGAATAACTGTGATCATAAAACGCCTGATGCATAACATATTTTATATTAAATTTTTTCAATAACATTTCTGTTTGATAAATTTGAAATAGCCACTTATGAATAAACCCACCGGTGTTCAAAAAATACTTAAAGTATAATTTCATAAACTTGCTTACTTCACTGTTCTCATAAACCGCGGCGTTTGTAGACCAAGACCCAAATGGTAACCATGCCCCATCTACTCCTCCATACTCTTTGTTATAAAACTCCACTCGCTCCGGAGAAGTCCATCCTATACTTACGAACAAGTCAGATGTGTCCCTGCCCGTAGTATATCCCTCCACTAGTAGCCATTCAGTAAGTCTGCGGATTATTGCTTCATTTGATATGCTGCACTGACTTAAATCTACTATTTCATCTGCTTGCACCATGTCAGCAAATACTTGGATATATTTATGCTTTAAACGATAATGTTCGTGGAACGGGACGAAGTGTAGATGATGATTATCGGCGCCCTCTGTCCAAAAGGGCTCTTTTTTAGGATCTATTAATTCGGCTCCCCAGCACCAACTATCTCCGCATGCTACTATTTTCATTTCTTTCCTTTATTTTGTTTATAAAGTCACTGCATATTGCATAGCACTTTACACTGCGTATATTTTCTAGTGTATGATCAGAATATTCAGGCATTACCATAATACTGCGGGGAGTTAATTCCTGCCCGGGATATGTCCAAATATATCCGTTACTAGTAAGAGTAAACCGATCATTCTCATGCCAGAAAAAAGTATGGTTTGTAGAAGTTAACCACATAAGAGCTTCGATATTCTTTGCATGGATCCATAATTTATCATTGAGCCAAGATTCATCAATACTATACTGAGCGCGATCATGCCCTAATTTAAGGCCGTGGTCTACCCATAGATCAACTTCACATTCATATCCGAGAGTGATAGCCTCTTCGATTTGTCTAGGGTTGTTTTCTAATGATGAATCCGGCCCATCGAATAGCCCGCGGTGTGCTATGTATTTCATAGTAATCTAAGAATGTTCCAGGTATCTTGAAACCCGTTAACCTCATATACCTTGTCCTGACCAAAACTACATGCACTTGCCAGAGGCTGATCGATCTGACCTTCTCCGCATTTGTCCCCGAAAAAGTATACTGATTCTGGCCCGGGGTATGGAATTAAACCGCGGCATTGTCCTTTATTCGCACCACGCAAGCATATATCGATGCTAGTATTACCTCCTATATATGCGTCAAATCGAGGAAACTTATTAAGAAATTCCAGACGAATTTGCTCACGCTCTTGGTGAATATCATCCCATTGTTTATATTCTGCTCGTTGCTCTATCGAGGCATTCCTACCCAATGTTGAAAAGTTTATGCTGCCGGGTCGTAGATCGAGGTGAAATCCCGTCTTGGCCGACCATGCACTATTTCGTAGGACGTTATCTAACCAATCTCGTTCATCCGAGTGTAGAGCTATTTGATTTATCCGCGTCTCTTTACCATACATCCAAATACTATTACCCAGACAATTAAAGCTTACGCAGGCCATGTCAACAATTTCTTGACCTATTTGCTGGATTGTTTTTGCTCGTTGGCTGCCGGTAGCAAGGTATATTATTTTGCCCTGGCCCCATTCAATAAACCATTCTTTAAACTCCGGAGTGATGCTGCATCCTGTATCGCACAAAACTCCATCAACATCGAACATCCAACCTATCATGATTCAACCAAGTATTTGTCACCGGAAATTCCGGGCACTTTGACGCACAGAATGGTGCAATCTTCGTGGAAAGCAGGTTCAGCAATTTCGCCGGGTGCAATGATGAAGGTGTCACCGGCCACCAATTCTTCCCCGCATACATTCATGCTACCTGATATCAGCAAATTGTATTCGGTGGCCACGCGGTGATAATGCGCCGGCCATATCTGCCCCTTTGGATGATGTAATACAGCAACCTCAAACAATTCAGTTTTCAAAAGCGAAGGTTCAAAGTTTCCCATCATCCATCCGCGGGTCATTTCTGAAATCTTACCTACTTTCATATGCCTCCAGGTCACCCGGTGTGCCGATCGGGTAATATTCTTTGTCAGCGACCATGTATATTCCTATTCGTTTCTTCATATAGTTATAAGTGGGTGCAATGTAGAATTCGTTTCTTGTTCGATTGTTTTCCGCAATCATCTGATCAGCAGATAAAATAAAATCTTGACCGTTTCCCCAATAATGGATTCCGGTTAATGCCGTGTTACTGATTACTTTCTTTTCAGCGAACTCCTCTGCAAGTCCTTCCCCGTTTACTCTGACATAACTATGTTTCGGATCACTGCTATTTATTGTTACAACAGCACCATCATATTTACGCATCTCAGTCAGCGCCTTTTCACTGTCCCAATTCATGATTTGGTCACAGTTAGCAATGATAAGTTCATCGTCATTGATATGTTCTCGTAGCAATAATGCAGACGATGCCGGGCCGGCAGTGAGGTGATCAATTTTTACTATTATCGGATCGACACATTGTTCAATCGCCCATGTTGTCTGCGCCAGATATTCATCGTCCCTAACAACAAAATGATATACTCCGTCGAAGCCTAAACTTTCAACCGCTCGTTGTATCATCAATCGGCCGTCGACTGGTATTAGAGGCTTTGGCATTGAATGAGTTTTACTGAATCTGCTGCCGGCACCTGCCAATGGTATTATGATGTTCATCAAGTATTTATCTAGGGTAGGATTTAGCCGCGGAAAAAGGCTCCGAAGAGCCTTTTCGTTCAATTCGACTTACTTAGTCGGGAAGGGCCACGCGCTTTGTGGAGTCAGCTTCACTGCCGGGGCAGCGTTGCCAAAACGATAGCGTTCATCAGCACCGTTTTGCGAATCATCTGCGCCCTTATCAAAGCCTTCGTTGTATGCATCGCGCTCTTGCCAAGACAAGCCCGGCGCATTAAACTCATCACCGGCGAATCCATCAGTGTAACCACGATAGAAAGCAGACGAACCCAACTTCGGACCTACCGGAGTCACAACATACGCCTGACGCGCTGCTGCCATAATCGCCTCGTTTGTACGGGTCCGACGATCCTGTTCACTGACCTCAGCGTCAGCACGATCATTGCTCATGCCTTGAACCGCGTCAGTGAATGCCTTGTCAGGGTCCACGTTCAGTTCGCCGATCACCTCGTAGCGACAAGTGCGACCCTTCGCATCATTGTAGTCGGATGGGATCGAAACCACATCACGCGGGTTGATCTTCACGATCACCGTGCGCTCACCGCCGAAATGATTCAGGTAGCTCATAGAACAGAAGTGCAGACCGGTAGAACAAGTTTGATCCTTGTTGTCGTCCACTTCGTTGCGTTCCATTTCCAGAACTTGACCGACAGAGTTATCCATCGTGCCACTGTGACAATCTAGATAGTTGTCGCGTACCTTCTTGTAAGCCAAGAAATGACCATCGGGCGTGATCGGCAGATTGCTCTTTTCCAGAAAGCCGTATAGCTCCTGGACACTCCGCTTGCTTGGGTTGCTCATGAGATTTTCCATAAACAGAACCATCGGCTCAATCGGGAAGCCCTCTTGAAGCATTTGGATCATGCGAATTGCCAGTCCGGTGTTCAGTTCCTTGCCCTTCCAGAACAGGGTTTCACCTTCGATGCTGACGTTGCCCTTGCCGTAGCTGAGGACGACCTTCTTGGGTTCGATTGTATCGCGGACTGCATCCCAATCACCAGCCTTGATAGCGTCCAGAACCTTTTGATAGGTGATGTGCGTTCGGCTGATGGTGTGCGACTTGTTGCCAATTACGACAACAACGTTTGCGCCTTGGATTAGATACGGGTGGCTCATTTGATTTCCTTTTTCGATGCGTTGATTAAATTGATGTATTCCGCTACACCTGCGTTGTTTTGTCCATACGACAAATTCTTGAAAAGAGGGTACGAATCGTACACCACTTGACATTCTTTCACTGTCGCTGCCTTGAGTGCCTGTGTGCTAATTTTAGCATTCGGGGCAAACTTTTGGCAGAGCCTGTTCAGATTGTATTCTGAATATGAAACCTCTTTCACATCCTTAAATTTCAGTGCAAACTTCACATATGGACTTTCTTTATCAGTGATTTCTTTTTCTAAAGATACATTATAACGTACCATGTCGAACCTGTCAAGCTCCGACATGACCAAACCCATCAAAAACGAGTCATCAATTTTGGCGAGTTTACCCACAATGAACGTTTCGATGTTGATCCAGTTCTTTTGAGTCTTGATAAACTCAATGTCACCCTTACGAACACCGTACACAACCACATCCGCGATGCCCGGGACGCCTGACTTGGACATGTCTTCATGCAATGTCTTTGCGTCTTGGTAACCGACAGTGCTTTCCATAGTGTAGCCGCTCAGAGGCATGTAGTAATACGTTGTCTTTTTGTCAAACGCATCGGCTTTGCCTGCATCACGCCACACCATGTCCTCGCCACCGTAGCGACGACGATAGCTGCGGGCATTGTCCTTGCGCTCCATACGCATGATGGTCACGTTCTTTGCGCGGTCAGTCACTGCCCGTTCTTTCTGGAGCATAGTAGATGCCAACATCGAACGATTTGCAGGAGGACTTGCGATAGCCTTCAGAAAAGCCGCGATATTCATCGCCATTTTCTTGTCAGCCTTTTCCATAACATGCACTTCTTCCGAGTATGCCTGAGAACGGGTGCTGTGCTTCCAGTGATACTTTGCACGAACCAGTGCGCCGACCTTTGTATCATTCTCAATAAAGAACGTATTCTCACCGACACTGAAACTCCACACAGGGGTAACAGTCTCTTTGCCGGCTGCATCACGACCATATTCATTATGCGGCTTGCGATTTGACGCCGCCGAATAACTACGGTGCTTGGTGAACGCCCGCATGTTGATGTTGTACTTTGATGCCATGTCCTTTTCAGAGATGACAAAATTCTTCAGGCGCAGCCGACCACCATCCATCACCATCAACGGGAATTTCGTGTCAGTCACATACTTGGTGACAGCAGCAGACCACAGTGATGAATCCTTTTTAGTGTTCAGGAAGAGTGCGCGATCCCACAGATTTGCGATCTTGTCAGCGTCAACTGCCAGACGAATCGGCAGCGCACCAGTAAGCACTTCCAACTTTTTCCTGATCGCCACAACAGTTTCGGGAATGTAGCTCAGACCTTCCCGGCTTGCTTGAAAGTCAAGCTCACCGATATCGAAGTGCATTTCCAGACCGCAGTTGAGCATATTGCGGTACTCGCCAATATTTGTGTCACTAGAAGGAATGTCAATCGGGTAAGCAATGTTGCCCATGATTGCGATTGAGCGGTTATTGCCACCGGTCGAGTGAACACCGGGAACGATGTCCTTGTCAGAGTATTTCAGATCAACAAATTGAAAACCAGACGAACCAGACACCACAGGGCGCAGCTTGAAATAAGTGTACACTGTGCGGGCTTCCGACTTGAACTTGTCAAAGTCATACCGATCATTCACAGAGAACTTGACCTCGACACCAGACGGATCAGTAGATTCCTCTTCCATCATCAGAGCGATGCTCGGCACACCTTGCTCATTGATGAAAGCAGAGTAGATGCCGCGATGACCATTCTTGATTGCGGTCACAGTGAAGTTGTCAGTGTACGAGAACGGAGACTTGGAGCCGAGACCCAGAGCACCAATGAAAGCATTGGAGTCGGTTTTTGTACTCTCAAAATAAGTTGTGTAGATATTGGTGACCTGCTCATGCGTCAGTCCAGTACCATAGTCACGGATGCTGAACCAAGGTTCCAGTGAGTTGGGTAGGTGAATGTCGAATGGAGTCTTGTCGTTGCCGGCGTCGATGTGACTGTCAACTGCATTTGTCGATAGCTCCCTAATGATGGCACGAATTTTATTCGCGTATAACCCACTTGACAAGATGTTGAAGGCTTTTGCTGAATTGCGAATACGAAATTCGCCAACAGCACTTACATTAGACAAAATGGCTTCATTTGAAGGAGCAGAATTTATGATCATTTAAACCTCTTAGTCATTGTTGAATAAATAGCATTATAACATATTTCTGAATTAAAGTCAAATGCCGCAACCTTACGTCTATTTAATAACAAATTTCCTTACCGGTGAATTCTACTATGGATTGAGAGCCAAAAATGTTCAATTGGCAAGAACCCCTGAGGAAGATTTTTGGATTCACTATGAAACGTCATCAAAAAGAGTAAAGCAACTAATTCACCAATATGGAAAGGATTCCTTTGACTTTGAAATCGTATTCCGGAATGATTCGTTCGACGCATGTTACCAAAAAGAACAGGAACTTATAGGGGCACATCTCAGTGATGAAAAATGCCTAAATATGTATTGTAGAGAAACCGGCAAATTCTCTACATATGGCAACAAACAATCTGATGCCACAAAAGAGAAAATCCGAGCCAAGGCTCTTGGCAGAGTTGTGTCACCTGATACGATAGCCAAAATAAAGCTATCGACAACTGGTGTTAAGAAGTCTTCCGAGTGGGTTTCTAACGCGGCGGCAGGGCGTACTGGCAAAAAGAATAAAAACCCTGCATGGAATAAAGGTCTCACTGGCCAACCAGGCCACCCGAACGCCCTTAAGGGCACCACTGGATTACGCCCACACACTGAACAGTCAAGATCAGCCATTGGCAACGCTCTTCGGGGAATGAAACATGAGATTGTTACTTGTCCACATTGTGGCCAAACTGGTGGAAAACCCGCAATGCGTCAATGGCATTTTGATCATTGTAAATTCAAGAATTCCCAAAGGTGAACTCACGGACCCATTCAAACATCGTGGTCGCCGGAACCCATTTTACATGTTGTTGGCGACGTTTCATTTGTTCAAAATCAGTGCAAACACAGACCCACCCGCGCACATCCGAGAAGCCAACTCGGTCGGCATATCGGACGATTTCAACGATTTTCCCGTTCATCTTTCCTACTACCATCATTGCTGACTCCTTACCTTATTGAAGTCATATTATAGCAGATTTCGGGTTTATTGTCAATGAAAAGTTTGATTGTGCAAAGTTTGGGCAGCAGATTTTTGTTTGCGAGGGTTGGGCAGCCTGCTAGTGCCCAGTTCAGCGTGGGAGTAGAACCCGTATAGTTTAAATACCCTAGGATTTGAACCACTTAAAGTATAAACAAGACTGATATCCTGCGTCATCTTAGCATGACAGTATCCGCGAAAATGTCCTTCATTGGAAAAGGGATAGTCGCTATTACCAAATTTGGCCAGTGGATTTTCTAGTTTGCTTTTTCTGAATTCTTTAAGGATGGCGCCGCATTCGGGATGGTTTCCTAATGTTGTTTTGAATCCACTTCCCTCTAAGAAAACGGCATTCATTGGGAATTAGTGATGGAATCGATGTACGCATTGAATGCGTCAGTATCATCTGGCATTTTCTTCCAGTGCCCTTGATCAGCGCGGACAATCTCGACTAGGTCCTCAGTGAGGAATCCAGTATCGTTGTCCTTGTCCAGCCTCTCGAAAAGGGCTTTAGAAGATTCGGTGAGTATTTCTTTGATTTGCATGATGTATTTATCTCAATTAAAAGCATTATACACCCGAATCCATTTATTGTCAACCTAGCGTTTGGTCATCACCTTGTCAGCCAGACCGTATTCCACGGCTTTCGCAGCAGACATAAAGTTGTCTCGCTCCATATCAGCGGCGAGTTCCTCGAAGCTCTTTCCGGCAGAATTGTGATCAACATAGATTTGGGTCAGAACCTTCTTCATCTCCAGAATCTCGTTGACTTGAATCAGCATATCAGTTGCCTTACCTTGTGCGCCACCACTGGGTTGGTGAATCATATGACGGGCATTGGGCAGAATGAATCGCTTACCCTTCGCTCCTGCTTGAGCCAGAAGCGAACCCATTGAACATGCCTGACCCATAACGATTGTGGATACATCTGGGCCGATAAACTGTATGGCATCGTAGATTGCCATACCGGCAGTGACAGAACCGCCGGGCGAGTTAATGTAAACAGAGATATCCTTTTTGTCATCTTCGGACTCAAGGAATAGAAGTTGGGCAACGACAAGGTTAGCCATTTGGTCGTGGACTTCACCCTCAAGGAGAATGACCCTATCTTTGAGGAGCCTACTATAAATATCCAGGACCCGCTCTCCGCGACTCGACTGTTCTAATACCATTGGAACTAAATTCATAATACTCGCTTTCTTAATGTTAGTGTTGTAGATAAATAAGTATAACATAAGGAGAATACTATGTCAAATGTTTCCGGAGTATATCAGATAACTTTAATTGAAGATGGGCGAATCTATATCGGCAGTGCGGCCAATATTACTCATCGATGGAAATGGCATCGAAATAGTCAGGTACAATTAATAGGCAAAATGATTAAGAAATATGGTAAGGAAGCGTTCTCCTTCAAAGTATTGGAGGAAGTAGAGCCCATTAAAGAACGACTAGAAGAAAGAGAACAATACTATTTGGATATGTTGCAACCGTTTCCCTGGAATAATAACAGAGGGTTCAATCTTGCGCCCGTTGCATATACTCCTCTGGGCATAAAACGGTCAGAAGAAACTAGACAAAAAATGAGGGACAGTTGGCATAAAAATCGTGGGGAAGCGTATTACAAACAATTAAGTGAGCGATCTACCGGCGATACTAATCCTGCCAAGAGGCCCGAGGTTAGGGAGAAGATATCAAAGGCCAGGACCGGTCAGACCTGGAAAGAAGATGCTGACAGAGTTATTCGTCATAAAGAAGCTCGGCTAGGAAAATCTTTTTCCGCTGCGGCAAAGTTAAATATGTCAGTGGCACAGCAGAAGAACAATACTCGCTCACCAGAAGCCAAAGAAGCATTTTATTTGGCGCAGCGAAAGTTATATGAAATTACTGCACCTGATGGAGAGGTATTTCAAATATATAGTAGAGAATTAAAGTTATTCTGCAAGGAAAAGAAGCTAACCTATTCAAATTTAATTAGCTCCAACGGAAAACCGTATAAAGGTGGATGGTTAGCGCGAAAAATCGGTTAAGTCACCGTTTACGCATCGACCTGCCGACGCCCGCAG